AGGGCGGGTAACCGTGGGGCGGAAACTTCAAATGACGGTGACGACAAATGTCTGATTCCAACTCCCTGAACCACCATTAATTTTTATGGGGGGTAGGGGGGCGTTTCTTAAAATCTGGTTCAGACAGCATTTAAGAAACCCGTGTGGTATCGTATCCGTATGACAAAATTTATAGATTCAAATGAGCACTACAACATCGCTGATATTATCCATATGTGCTGCGATGAAAGCCAATTCCGCTACATATGTAAAGCCTGTGGGGAAGCCATGGATTGCTACTACTGTGGATTCAATTATGATGAACCACATGGTTGTGATACACTATGAGTATGAATCAATTACCTAAGCATATTTCCTATTCCAGTTTTACCACTTGGCAAGAGTGTGGCTGGAAGTATTACTTAACCAAGGTGGAGGGTGCACAAGAGGCCCATGCCGTTTGGTTTACTGGCGGTACTGCCGTCCACAAGGCTACTGAACTCTGGGATTTACAAACTCCTGGGGATATTCCAAATATTGAGATGCTATGGAACAAGGTCTGGTATGACCAAGTTGCAGAAGATGAAGCCCTACATGGTGATATGAGCACGTGGCAGTTTGCCAAGCGAGAAGACATGTCATGGTGGTACGGTGAGGGTATATGGATGCTTGACCGTTGGATTGCCTTCCGCAAAAATGGTTGGAATGTCTATGAAGACTTTGTTGAAAAAGAATATGAAATTCAAATTGAAGATGCAACAGTCAAGATGGCAATTGACCGTGTGATGACAGACTTCGAGGGGAATCGGGTACTCCTCGATATCAAAACTGGTGCGTCATCCCAAAGGCATCCCTTGCAACTCGCGGTCTATGCGTGGGCGCTTGAGAAACAAGGGATTACTGTCGACAAGGCAGGCTTCTGGGATGCACGTACTGGTCACATTTCGTTATGGAACCTGTCTAATTTGCATTCAGAACGCATTGAAGATATGCTCAATACCTTTGACAAGGCTCGTAAGGAAACTATTTTTCTACCTAACCTTTCTAACTGTGGCAGATGTGGTGTAACATCTTCCTGTAAGTTTGTTAATGGACACGTTAGTTAGCAGCATAGTACCAATGATAAAGTCCATAGATGATTGGGCAGATTATTGGGAAAACATAGGGTTCAAACATGAACATCATGAAGAGGGGATAAACAAATGACTGGTAATTTCCAAGTCAGTAGCAAACTCAACGATGGACGAATCTTCGTCGTTGCGTCAGAGACATACGCAGGTTTCTGTGAGTCTCTAGAACAAGCCGTAGGCATCGAGGAGTCACAAGAACTTCTTAAGCAGATGGCGCAATCACTATCAGGTGCTCCACAGAACGCATCACAGGCTGTCGAGAATGTTCGTCAGTCATATCCAAACATGCAAGTGGACCACACTGCACATCCAACACAAACTGCTACCAATACGATGGGACCAGAAGCAAAGAAGTGTCACCACGGTGTCATGACAAAGCGACAGGGTTCAGGGGCTAAGGGACCATGGAAGGGCTATATGTGCCCATCTCCAAAGGGAACTCCAGACCAGTGTGAGCCAGTCTTTATCCGTCGTAACGATGCAGAATGGAATACTTTCTAAACAATGAGAACACTTGCCCGCGCCGTAGGTAGCAAGGACATAGGTGGCGAACCGCTACCAACTGTCTTTCGCACCTTTGAAGTCAACAAAGTCGTATTTCGCCGTGCTGAAATATCGATGATTGCTGGTACACCTGGTGCTGGCAAGTCTTCTGTTGCTTTAGCAATAGCATTGAAAGCAAAGGTTCCAACACTCTATGTCAGTGCTGATACCAATGCACATACAATGGCTATGCGATTACTGTCAATGATAACTGGGAAGACTCAATCTGATGTAGAAGTTTTACTTGAGACTGAGGTTTTCACATCTAGAAAAGTAATCAACGAACATGCTCAGCACATCTTTTGGTCTTTCGATTCTAGCCCTTCGCTAGATGACTTAGACCAAGAGGTTGCTGCGTTCGAAGAACTATGGGGCTGTTCACCTACTCTTATCGTTATTGATAATCTTATGGATATCTCTAACGATGGCGGAGAAGAGTTTGCAAATATGCGCTCTACTCTGAAAGAACTCAAGTATCTCGCAAGAGATACTAACGCTGCTGTCTTAGTACTCCACCATACAAAGGAGTCCTATGTAGGTACACCGTGTCAGCCACGCTCTGCTTTGCAGGGTATGGTCGCACAGTTACCTGCACTTATCTGTACAGTTGGCACTGATGCACCTGGCTTTATTGCTGTAGCACCAGTGAAGAACCGTTATGGTAAGGCAGACCCATCAGGCAACACTGCCTTTTGGTTGAACTTTAACCCTGAATACATGGATGTTTCTGACATCGCTGAGAGGTTAAAATGAGTTTCATTGACCCTATCGTTCCCAATCCTGATTGGGGTAATCCGTTTCCAAACGTAAACCCTGATGAGTGGGAAGATGACGATGATGACTAAACATATAAATGAACTGAAACCAGATTACACAAGGGCGATGGATATCCGTGGTGAGCCAACCATGGTATGCATCTGTGGAAGTTTCGTCTGGAATCTCAAGGTAGCATTCGCAGAGGATGGTACTATTGGGATGTATTTTCGAGATATGGAGTGTGCTGACTGTGGAACACAGGCAACCGCCCCAATTGAGGAGTAAAAATGAAACTAACAACATACGCTTGGATTATGGCTGCTGTAGTCTTTGTGGGAACTTTGCCTCACACTGTGGGTGCGATGTTTTTGGAAAGACAAATAGCAATCAAGGAGAACTGCGCTAAACCAATCTTTGGTGCACTATCAATATCCGAGATGAAGAAAATGGCAAAATGGATTGCAAAGGGCAAAGTCCTAGAGCAATACAAAAGTAATCATGAGTGGAAGGCGTTGTTTACTTTATGGAACAGGGAGTCTCGCTGGGATTACACCGCAGACAACCCTCGTTCAACTGCTTATGGAATACCTCAAATGCTCAAGATGCCAAAGGATACTCCAATGATTAAGCAGATTGATTTAGGTCTTAAATATATCAGCCACAGATACGGTAGTCCATCAAAGGCTTTGGCCTTTCATAACCGTCACGGCTGGTACTAATCATGGGTGGTCGCGCAGCAAAGGCTAAAGGTGCAGGAGCAGAGCGAGATGTAGTCAAATACCTCAAGCAATGGTTCCCGTATGTAGACAGGCGTTTAGCAGGTGCGACCCTTGATAAAGGTGACATATCAGGTATACCTGGTGTTACTATAGAGATAAAGAACCATGCTAAGATGGACTTAGCAGGTTGGACAGAAGAGTTGATAGTCGAGATGACTAACGACAATGCTTGGACAGGCGTAGTTGTGCACAAGAGGAAAGGGCAGGGGAATCCTGGAGACTGGTACGCAACTATGCCTGTACATGTATGGGTAGAACTCTTGAGGAAGGTGTTAGACAAGTGAACGATGAAAACCCGAACATCACTGCAATACTAGAGCACTATGGTGCTACAGTTCCAACCAGAAGTGGTTGGGCTAAGATGAAGTGTCCGTTTCATAATGATTCACACGCATCAGCAGCAGTTAATCTGCAAGATAATCTTTTCAAGTGTCATGGCTGTCAGTACAAGGGCAGTGGTTACAAAATCATTATGGATAAAGAGGGGGTAGGTTTTCGTGAAGCAATCAGCATCGCAGAAGGAATCCTTAACCAAAGCGGCCAAGTACTACCACGCCGCACTGGGCGAGGCGGAAGAGTATCTGGCAGGTCGCGGAATAACAATGGAGCAAGCGACAGCCGTTCGCTTGGGCGTCGTCTTAGAGCCGTTAACGGGTCATGAAGCCTATCTCAACAGGCTTGCGATTCCGTATATTACGCGTTCAGGGGTGGTGGACATTAGATTCCGTTCGATGGACTTATCAGAGCCGAAATACATGGGAATGGCTGGTGCGACAACGCATCTCTACAATGTTGGTGCGTTCTTTAGAGCGACCTCATTTATTTCTATCTGTGAAGGTGAGATTGACACGCTCACACTCGATACTGTTTGTGGTATACCTGCGGTGGGGGTCCCAGGAGTTAATAACTGGAAGAAGCACTATACCAAACTCCTGCAAGACTTTGAGAAAGTATTCTTGTTTGCTGATGGGGATAATGCTGGCAGTGATTTTGGCAAGTCTCTTTCTCGTGAACTGGGAAACCTTGTGGTAGTCCAAATGCCTGAGGGAGAAGATGTGAATTCTATGTATCGTCTGCATGGAGCAGAATACTTTAGCCATAAGATTGAGAGCGTGCAGTAATGTTAATCCCAGTAGATGGACACTTTGAGTGTTCAGAAACCAATTGTGACTTCGTTACCTGCGACCTCTATGAGTTCATGGAGCACT